CGCATCTAACATTGTTAAGACTCGCGGTGTGAATGACCCTGAGACTGTGATCAGTGCGTTGACTGGTGCTATCGGCGAAGCTGGTGCCCGTGATATGCAAGCGTACATCGAGTTTGCTGATCAACTGCCTACGTGGGAAGCCACAACCAAGGACCCGAAGAACACCAAGATTCCTACGTCCCCCGGTGCATGTGCGATTGTGGTGTTTGGTGCGATTGCCCGTATCGACAAGACAACGATCACCCCATTCATGGAGTATCTGCAACGATTCAGCCCCGAGTGGCAAGCAGTGTTCGCGATCAACATCGCCAAGACACCAAGCAAACAAGCGATTGCGTTCTCATGCAAAGCGTTTGCCGACTGGGTTGCAAAGAACCAAGACCTGCTGTGAACGACAGAGACTTTGAAATGGACAACGGGTGGGTGGACACGTTCGCCTACAACCGACTCTTCAAAGCTGGCTACTCAGTGGGTGGGTTTGTGGACAACGGGGTACCCAAGTATGTGCTGTACCGAGCCGAAGGTGACAACAAGTTCGAGCGCATCCACGAGTTCGACAGCATGAAGGAGCTGACCAACATGATGAAGTTACTACTACCACCGGAGGGCTGATGCTGTACGCAAGCATTGCAATGCAGAACTATCCGCTCGGGTGGGAGGAGCTTGAGTGGAAGTTGCAGGAGCTCAAGCAACTCAACTGGAGCTATCAGTTAGAGATAGGACAGCAGGTGTTCGGCCACTACGAGCGGCTACCGCAGTATCAGTTCACCCTGATCAAGTGGGGGCACCGACTGGACATCAACACGCCACCTAAGCGCGAGGTGTTGTACGAAGGGCACGACTACTATGCTGTGCTTGGGTTTGTATCCATGCTGTTAACAGCAGAGGAGGAGAAGCGATGACTAAAAGACTGTGGGTGTGGCGGGAGGTTGTACCTACTGACGCACCGGGTGATTACTACACCCAGATGGGCAAGCTGACGACAACCGGAAGGGCGTTTGTCATGCGAAGCCCGGATGAAGTCGATGGGCCGACCGAGATTCTCGGCGTGTTTGATTCGTTTGAAGCGGCCATGAAAGTGGTCGAGATTGGCAATGAAAGGTAACAAATGTTAGAAGAACGCAAATTGCAAAAAGCCAAGATCAGTTTGATGCGTGACCCCAAGTTCGCATTGCTGTCTGGTGTGATGATGGTCGGTAGCACACGGGTGGATGACAACATCCCAACGGCGTGTACCAATGGCCGAGACGAGCGGTATGGGCGCAAGTTCATACAGTCACTCAAAGAGCCAGAGCTTAACTTTGTTGTGGCGCACGAGGCGGGGCACAAGATGTACCGCCACATGACTACGTGGAAGCGACTGCATGAGGAGGACGCACGACTCGCCAACAACGCGATGGACTACGTGATCAACCTGATGCTCAAAGACTTGGACCCGAACGGGCGCACGATCGCCATGCCGATCTACCGCGATGGTCCGATGAAGGGCAAGCAGATGGGCCTGTGCGATGAACGGTTCCGTGGCATGAGCACCAAGCAAGTGTTCGACATTCTCAAGCAGGAGAAAGAGAGCGGCAACGCGGGCGGCGATGGCGATGGCGAAGGCGAAGGCGAAGGCATGGACCTGCATGACTGGGCCGAGGCCAATGGCCTGAGCCCCGAGGAGGTCAAGGAGCTGGAGCGTGACATTGACCAAGCCATCCGTCAAGGTCTCATGGCGCATGAGAAGGTAGCTGGCAAGGGAACTGGTCTATCGAACCGCGAGCTGGAGCAGTTGCTTGAGCCCAAGGTTGATTGGCGCGAAGTGTTGCGTGAGTTTGTCAAGGCTACGTGCAGTGCCAAGGACACATCGAGCTGGCGCAGGGTCAACCGCAGGTTCCTGAGTACGGGTATGTATATGCCGAGCATGATCGGAGAGAAAGTTGGCCACTTGGTTGTTGGTGTGGATACGTCAGGATCGGTAGGCGGCAAGGAGCTGGCCGAGTTCTTATCCGAAGTCAAGGGCATCGCCGAGGAGGTCAAGCCTGAGAAGGTCGATCTACTGTATTGGGACGGGCGTGTGGCGGGACACGAGGAGTACACCGAGCATGACGTTGCCAACATTGTTAGCTCTACCCAACCGAAAGGTGGCGGGGGCACAAGCCCAAGCTGTGTGTCCGAGTATCTGAACGAGCAGAAGATCAAGCCCGAGTGCGTGATCATGCTCACTGACGGATACGTTGGTAATGACTGGGGCAGTGACTGGCCAGCGCAAGTGCTGTGGGTGATCACAGGCGGCAACACTGCCGTGGCACCGAACGGCAAAACGATTCACATCAAAGACTGATATGGCAATAGCGAAGCCCAAACCCGAGTGGTTCTACAACTTCAACACGCACGAAAGCGAAAAGTATGGACTGCTGAACCATGCGGGGACGGGTAAGTGGGCTGTGGTGGAGAGTACGGATGACCAATACTACGAACCCTCCGCATACAAGGTGATAACCGAATGGTTAGACGACCGCAAGACGGCGCTTGGATTTATTAAACTTTTGAAGGAGCAATGAAATGAGTATCAGTGCATCAGCGTTATTAGTTGAGTTGAACATCAGCGTGTGGCCTGCCACGAAGATTGATCGTGAGACCACGGCCCAAGTGAATACGGACGCATCCGCAGTGCGTGACGCATCGCAGACCAAGAAGAACTTGTTCGCAGGTACGAGCTTACGCAAGGACATCGAGAAGTTGGCTGCGCGAATTCGTCTGTACCACAACCAACGTACCCTGCCGTGGGCAGACAAGGGCGAGCGAATGTTACCGACTGCGTTGTTCATGGAATACAAGCAGACGATGAACGCCTACGAGCAGACGTTCGAGACGATGTGCCAGAACTTTTTCAGTGAGTACCCACGGCTGGTGCAGGAGGCGCAGGTGAATCTTGGCCGACTGTACAAAGCTGAGGACTACCCAGACCTAACAGATGTTAGGTTGAAGTTCGGGTTCCGGCGCACCGTGAAACCTGTGCCCGAGGCAGGTGACTTCCGACTGGACATTCCAGCGAATGACTTGGAGGAGATGCGAGCTGAGTTCGTGACCCAACAAGAAGAGAAGCTGGCCGAGGCTATGCGAGCTCCATGGGAGCGTCTGCATACGATGCTAGTGGGTATCTCGGAGAAGCTGACCGACACCGAACACGGCGATGAGAAGAAGCGATACCACGATACCCTGATCACCAACCCGCTGGAGTTGTGTGAGTTGCTGACGAAGCTGAACGTGACCAAGGACCCCAAGCTGGAGGAGGCGCGTAAGCAGTTGGAGCTGACGATGCTGGGCGCGAACCTTGAGAGTATCAAGGAAGACTCAATGGCGCGTAGCGAAGTGAAATCCAAGGTCGATGCGATCTTGAACAAGTTTAATTGGTAAGGAGTAGATGATGAGCGCAATGAATTTCAGTAACGTGGTGTTGGAAAGTAACGTGGATAAGTTTGTAACTACCCACGGACTTGCAAGGGATAAAGTCCTCGCCCACCCCATGCTTGAGCCGGTGATTGAAAAGCTGGCAGTGCTGTACCCGCTGTGGAAGTTCGAGGGTTCGGGTGCTCACAGCGTGAGTACGAATAACCAAAGCACGTTGTGGCTAACAAACTTTGACGTATCGTGTGACGGCGAACCCTTGGGCGTCATTACGCGCAGATACGAGGGGCGTGACTACCAAATCTGCGTGACCAACGACCGCATCAAAGCCAAGATGGAGCGCACGAATTACTACAAGACCAAGGACCCGAACAAAGCGATTGCCAAGGTCAAGAAGATGTTCGGCCCAAACGATACACAAGAAGTGGCAAGGATAGCAAGGGGCAAAGCGGGGGCGGTAGCGCAAGATGCCGAGTGGAGCAAGAACCGTGAGCTAGGTGCGGCCACTGAAATTGTGCAACGTGCGGCCAAGAAGTATGAAGGACCACTACCCTGCACAAGAGTACGAGCTGCTTGTGACTAACCACGAAGTAGCTGAGAAAGCGCGGGTGGAGCTGGAGACTATAAAAGCAACGCAAGGTGTTATTAGTACGCAGAAGAAGGGCGCTGTTGTCACTCGGCGTGGGAGTACGTACGTAGTGGAACAGAGTGACAAGGTGGAAATTTGCGATGACAATACGCTCCCCGAGTGGATACGTAGCCGGATCGGTATGCTCAAACTTATCGAGCCAGCGCAGTTTGTATCTGACTTGGGCATGAGAGCAAACGAGAACGTATTTGTACTGATCGAACCACCTGAAGCAAACCTAACAGATGTTACCGAAGGAGAAACAAAATGAAACAACCCAAACTCAAAGTGGTAGAGCAACACCACCGAGCACAGACCGAGGTGCGACCCAACATCCTCGACAAGAACTTCAAATACTATTGCGCCGCCGACACCGATGTGCAACGTACGTGGAGACGATTTGGTTGGACCCCAATAGAGAAGCAAAATGAAAGCGGTACTTGAGTTCAACTACCCCGAGGACACTGACAAGTGTCGCCGGGCGATACACGCAGACGAAGCGTTCAAGGCATTGCAGGAAATCAAGCGGAGTGTGGATCGGAAGTTTACGCACAAGTCAGACCTTGAAGAGGTTTTGAAGTATGTGTACGAGATTTCCGACTACGTCCTGAGAACCACTGGAGAAGACGTATGACATGGCCCTTTCCACCATTCCCAAACCCTAAAGACACGGGCAAACGAGTCCCTAAGTTCAACCCCGGCAACCATGAGGACGCGCCGTTATGACCGAAGAATACAAACAACTGTATGAGCAGGTGTGTGAGCAGTATGACGTTCTTGCGAAAGTCCTGAGCGATGCGACGCGGGAGGTTGCAGCAAAAGACGAAGCATTGGACTTGGCGCTGGAGGCGTTGACGCCATTTAGCACTCCAAATTGGGCTGGGACTGGTGCTGATAAAGCCAATGAAGCCATCGCCGCAATCAAGCAAGCACGATCGGTTGGGAGTGCCGCAATATGAACCTGTTTTATGTGGGCGAAAAAGTGTACGAGTGCAAACTCAGGGAGAAGGCATGACTTACGACTACCAAGGATCGCTGGCGCAGAAGCTGGTGGATGAACTGCTGGAGGTGGTTCACAAGTACGACGAGGTGATGGTGCTGCCCACCGCCCTCGGATGCCTTGACCTCGCCAAACTACAACTGTTGCAGGAACACATGGAGGATGACGAAGATGACTGAGATCATTGACTTCGCCAAGGCCAAGGAAGAAAGAGAGCCACATGTGGCAGGGCAGTTGTACTGCCAAGGGTGCAACCACGAGTGGACCGCCGTGTGGAAGCCGGGCACCACGGAGTTTGAGTGCCCTGAGTGCGGCGCTATGCGCGGGCGAAACAAGTTCGATGTGATGCCATCACCCGATGCGCACAGCTGGACATGTGTAGCGTGTGGCAACCAACTCTTTCACCTACTAAAGGACCGGGTGCATTGCCCCGGATGTGGAGAACAATGGAACTACGGAGAGATCATATGACCTGTAAACACCGCTGGGAAGAAGGAACCAACAAAGACCGACCCGCATACCGTTGCACCCGCTGTGGTGATTGGAGATTTGTATGACCCCTGTACGGCAGAAGAAAATCCGTACGCTACTACGCTCAAAGCCAAGCGGCCTGACGCCCATCGAGATAGCGGAAATCACGGGGATTCACCCCTCCAACGTGAGGACATCCCTGAGAGCCATGCCCGCCTGTACCAGACGACTGCCCTCATCCCAGAGAGCGAACCAAGTGGGGCGCACACTACAAGAAACCAAAGACCCAATGGGTCATTACCGAAGGAGCGATAGCATGAACGACGAAGAACGAGATTTAGACCTTGCCCTTGCTGACGCAGAGGCAGAGAACCGCAAACTGAAGGCACGTATTGCCGACCTTGAACGAGTGGTTTCCTCGGCCAAGGATATGGTAGGCGCACTCAACGAACTGAGCGAGTACGCGACATGGGCCCGACTGCTGGCTAAACTTGAGAAGGACTTGGCGCGTCTATGAGAACATTCGCAACGCACGCCGTCCGCAAGCTACTGCGCGATAACCCTGACGGCATGGACGTAGGCACAATAGCCAACAACCTCGACCGAGAGCCGGGCAACATCCGCAAGCTGCTGTGCACATTGTGCCACCAGAAAATTGCCCACCACCTGAAAAAACCCAACCAAGGAGAAAATCATGAGCTATCCATTCCATTCCCTCTTACCCGTACACCTGCAAATGGAGTTACGTGCCGCCACGTCTAGCAACTTGGACTACACGATTAAATCTGTGCAGGAAACCAACCCACGGTTTTTTCACAACAAGGACACGCTGAACAGTCGCGTGTTTTTTAATCAGCCACGAGGAAAACTAGAAGGGGGTACGTTCATCCATGCGGCCCCAGCCAGAATATACGAGGAGAAAAAATGACAACTGGGATTGAAGAACTCAAACCTATGAAGAAACGTAAAGGGCGGGGACCCGGTAAGAAACCCGCACTTGACTGCACGAGCTTGCGACTGCCAAGGGAAGTGATGGCCTTTTTTGAGGAGCACTACCCCCATTCCAAGCAAGTGAAAATGAGAGAAGTTCTTACTGCGTACGTTAGAAGCCAAACCCAAGGAGAAATCAATGGCTAAGAAACCACAGTCCCAAGCACAGCGAATCCGTGACTATTTCACCAAGAACCCCGGCAAGACCGTGTCTGAGGTTGCCAAAGCAATGGGAGTGCCGTACCAAATCGCGTACATGACCAAGCGAGATGCGGATAAGAAAAAGAAGGCTGAACCCAAGCAAAACTGGGAGACGGTGCACATCAGCACATCCGACAACAGCATCGAAGCGGCAATCGAACGAGAGGTAGCGGCAATCGAACGAGAGGCAGAGTTTCCCGTGACCATGGAAGAGCCCAAGGCCGACCCAGTGAATCACCCCGCGCACTACAAGTACGGTGGCATCGAGACCATCGACTTCATCGAAGCCAAGGAGCTCGGGTACAACCTCGGCAATGTGGTGAAGTACATCACCCGCGCCGACCACAAAGGCAACCGCAAGCAAGACCTTGAGAAAGCCATGTGGTACTTGAAGCGAGAGCTCGGTAGCGCCTAACAACTGTTAGGGAAAATACCAAGCCGCCTTCGGGCGGCTTTTTTGCGTCTGGGTGTTGACAAAGTAAAGAGATGTGGTATTCTCTGGGTCCTGAAAACAAATTGGAGTATGAGATGGCGTTCGGAAAACACCCAGCGGTTGTAGATGCAGATCACTACGGCCAACTGAAATGCAAGTGCGGAAGCGAATACCTGCACCAAGGCAACATCACGGTCTTTGAGCGCGGTGAAGATGGTGACACCACCACGGTGATTGCCCAAGATGGTAAGACCGTCCAAACATCCAACTTCCCCGACCGAGATACCTGTAACCCCAGCCCCCGCCGACACGGACTGATCCTTGAGTTCGACTGCGAGGAGTGCGGCGTATCCAACGGCGTACCGGGCGGCACACTGCAACGACTTGCTATCTTCCAGCACAAGGGTTGCACCTTCATGGAGTGGCTCGACTGATGGCTACCACCCCAGAGGCCAAGGTCAAAGCCAAGAT